GCTTTTCTGTAAATAAAGAAACTTGGGACTTTAAAGGCGACAACGAGCCATCACTCAGAACACTACTTGACATAAAACTTTACGAAATTTCACCTACTCCATTCCCTGCTTATACTCAAACTCAGGTTGGAGTTAGATCTTTTAGTGAGATTCTTAATGAGAATCTACCAAAACCATTCGCTAGACGTGCGGAAATTGAAGCAAAGTTTGCTAGATCTAAGTATTCACATCTCAAAAATAAGCAAATATTTAAGTTGTAGACTTAACTTTTTGCCAGCTTTAAAATTTCTCTAGGCTTACGCCTAAAATTTTACACAGTTTAATAAGCAATCTTTTGATTGAGTTAGAAAACTTTTTTAATTTTAATTTGGAGAATATAAACATGAAAGAACTAATCGAAAAAAGAAATCGCTTAGTTGCCGAGATTAGATCAGTAGTTGATCAAATGGAGAAATCACCAAGCGCAGAACTAGAAGAAAAGCTAGCTACTCTTGAGAAAGATTGCGACCAAGTAGATAAACTTATTGATGCCGAAACTCGACAACAAGAACGTGAGTTAAGATCAAAAACACAAATCAACAATGCGGTGGATCCTGTTATTGGCCAAACTCAAAAAAACCAAAAACAAGAAGATGAAAAAGCCCTTAGAGCCGAAGCATTTTCAGAGTATTTAAAGCGTGGCGAGTCAATTAAGTATGAGACTCGTTACAATGGTTTGGTTGCAAACAACATGACTGAAGGCGGAAGCTTTATTGCGCCTCAAGAATTTGTTGCACAAGTAATCAAGGCTATTGATGATGCGGTTGTTATTCGTTCACTTGCTACAAAATTCACTTTAGTTAAATCAGGCAGCTTGGGATTCCCAACTCTTGATGCTGATTTATCTGATTTTGAATGGACAACTGAGCTTGCTACTGGCAGCGTTGATACAACTTTAAAAACTGGTAAACGTGAATTTGTACCAAATCCACTTGCTAAACGTGTTAAAGCCTCAAGAAAATTTCTTGCAGCTTCAGCCGTTCCAGTTGAGCAATTTGTAGCAGAGCGTTTGGGCTATAAGGTTGGGATAACTCAAGAGAAAGCATTTATGACTGGTAACGGAGCTAGTCAACCTCTTGGATTGTTTACAGCATCACCAAACGGCATTTCTACATCAAGAGATGTTTCAACAGACAACACAAGTTCGGCCATAACCTTTGATGGTTTGATTAATGCGCTTTACTCGCTTAAATCAGGCTATCAAGATAAGGCAACGTGGTTGTTTCATAGAGATGCAATCAAGATGTTAAGAAAAATCAAAGATGGGCAACAACAATACATCTGGCAACCAGCAGTTTCTGCAGGATTACCAGCAACATTGCTAGACAGACCAATTGTTCAATCTGAAAACGTACCAAACACATTCACTACTGGTTTATATGTTGGTATGGTCGGCGACTTTTCAAACTATTGGATTGTTGACGTTCTAAATCTTGAAGTACAAAGACTTAATGAACTTTATGCCGAAGCAAATCAAGTGGGATGGATCGGAAGAATGGAATGCGACGCAGCGCCAGTTCTTCAAGAAGCCTTTGCACGTGTTAAGCTAGCATAATTTAATTTATAAAAGGGAAAAATAAAATGTTAGATATAACAAGCCAAGTAGATGTTTCGGTTTGTATTGCGCCAATTGCAGTTGCAGACAACACTGCTCAAGTTGGTTCAACTATAGACCTTTCAGCATATTCAGGAGTTGATTTTGTAGTACAAACAGGAGTGTTAGCAGATGCTGATGCTACTTTTGCCGTACAACTTTTTGAAGGTAACGCCTCGAATATGAGTGATGAGACAGAAGTTACATCAGCAGATTCAATAAATGGGACTAAGTCCAATTTTACGTTTGCTAATGATTCTGTAGCATATCACTTTGGATATCGTGGTAACAAACGATATGTAAGAGTTAAAATCACACCGACAAACAACGCATCAAGCGCACCTGTTTCAGCTTGTGCTATCTTACAAAAAAATAAGATAGGTACATTATAACAAACTAGGGCGCAGGTTAATCTTGTGCCCTCTTTTTTGAGATCTAAAGATGAAAAAAATAAAACTATTAACAAATTATTCAAGCCCGTTAAGACACGTATCACAAAACCAGATAGCAAGCTTTGAAGATGCTGAAGCCGATCAGCTATTAAAATTAGGTTATGCAGAGCTAATCGAAGTGATTGAAGAAGCTCAAATCATTGAACCAAAAAAAGATTTAGAGATAGACAAGCAAGATCAGAAAGAAGATCAGAAAGAAGATCAGAAAGAAGATCAGAAAGAAGATCAGAAAGAAGATCCTCAAGATGAGATAAAAGAAGATCCAATTAAGCCACTTGAAACAGCAGATTTAAAACCAGCCGAACAAAAATTAGTTAAAGGCAAAGCAAGCTCAATATTTAAAAAATAATGAACTATACAGTTATCACAGCACCATCAGTTGAGCCAGTAACACTTACAGAAGCAAAGGCACACTTGCGTGTGCCTACTGCCGAGACTGGCGAGGATACCTATATTACTAGCCTAATATCCGTAGCTACAAATACAGTTGAAAACATACTTGGTAAAAAACTAATTACACAAACAATTGATTTATTTTATGATAGTTTCCCAGCTTGCAGAGAGTTTGACTTGCCTTTCGGGAGGCTTCAATCAGTATCACATATTAAATATTATGATGTTGACAACGTAGAAAGAACACTTTCTTCAGCAATTTATCAAACAGACGGCACAGGCTTAACTGGTCGCATTAAATTAGAATATGGCGAATCATTCCCTGATACTAGAGCAGGAAAACTAAATTCAGTTGCAATAAGGATGATAGTTGGTTATGGCGTTGCTAATTCTGTTCCTACATCAATTAAACAAGCCTTATTGCTTTTAATTGCAAACTGGTTTGAGAATAGAGAGCCAGCAGTACAAGGGACACTTGCACAAGTCCCATACACAGTAGAATTATTATTGGCATCACACAGACTTTATTTTTTTTAAGGTTATATGCAAGCAGGAAAACTTGACAGACCTATAACAATTCAGCAAGTCGCACTAACACAACATGCAAACGGTCAGGAGCTTGAAACGTGGACAACTTTTGTTAGTTGTTATGCAGAATGGAAGCCTCTGCAATCGAACGAACGGTTCAGAGCTGGGGGACTTCATCAATTAGATGCTGGTCGTTTTGTAGTTCGTTATATTCCAGGCATTACAACCAATATGCGGATTTTATTTGATTCAGTTTATTATAAAATCTTAGGTATTCAAGAAATCACACGGAGAAAAGGCTTTGAAATTGAGGTTGAAACATGGCGGTAGATGCTTTGACTGTTAAAATGCAGGGCTTTGACGAGTTGAGAAAAAAGCTTAAACAGCTTGCGCCTAATGTTCAGAATAATACAATCAAACAATCATTAAGAAAGCAAGCGTCAAAACTACTAGCTCAAATCAGAGCGAATTATCCAGCAGTAAGAACAGGCACTACGAAAAAGAGCTTTAAGGTTAGAGCAAGAAGGGGGAAACCTGGGGTTTTGTCGATTGAAGTTGCTTCAGATTGGTATATTTCCAGATTCCAAGAGCTTGGATGGACTAAAAAAACCAAGACTGGATCACGGAAATTTAAAGGCAATAATTACGTTGTAAATACATATAATTCAATGCGTGAACAACTAATTAAAGAGTTTGAAACCGATTTAAGCACTTTTATTGATAAGAGGTTTTAAATATGCCAGCCGTAGAAGACTCACTAAGAAAAATTTTAATAGATAACGTTTCAATTTCTGCAATAGTCGGAACTCGTGTTTACCCTATGCGAACACCTGAAAAACCAACTTTCCCAGTAATTACATATGAAAGGATGTCAACCGATTACGACACCACACTAACAACAGCACAGGGTTTTGCTTCTATTTATTTTGAAATAAACGTCTTTTGCAACAAACTAACAAGTTCTGGAGCTAGCGGATTTGAGCAAGCAAGAAGTTTAGCCAGATTAATAGCAGATGCATTATGCGGTTTTACAGGCACAATTTTATCTGTAGACTTACAAGGCGTTTTCTTAGAAAATGAGGATCATGGATACGAGGCAGACATCGAAGCGTATCGAGTTAGCCAAGATTTTAGAATAGTTTGTAATGAGTAATTTTTATTTAGAAAGGCAAATATGGCAAGTTCAGCACGATTAGGATTTGGAACACTTTTGAAGGTTGGTGATGGCGGAGTGGGTGCAGGCGTTAAAGCCTTTGTCGAATGGGGCACTACTAACGCAAAAATCCGCATTAGATGGAAAACAGCAGGCACAGCAGGTAACGGCAAAAATATTACAGTTGTTGTTTCTGGTTCTTCATATGTTGTTACCACTCTTGACAGCACGGCTATTTCAATCACAGTCCCAACTACTGCAACAGTTGCTCAAGTAATTGCTTATTTATACACAAACGCAAATTTCCTTCTTTATTGGGAAGCTGATTATGGTGCAACGCCAGGCGACGGTTCAAGCACAATCACAGCAAGAACAGTAACACCAACAGCAAGCGGAGCTGAAGGAACAGAGGTATTCACCTCAATTGCTGAAGTTAAATCAATCGGAGGTTTTAGCTTATCACTTGCAACACCTGAAGTAACTCACATGGAATCAACAGACGGAGTCAGAGAGTACATTGCAGGACTTAAAGAAGCAGGAGATTTAACCCTAGGAGTTAATTTTTTACCAACTAGCACAACTCATACTGGCTTAATGGCAGACTTGAAAGCTGGAACAGTTAGAAATTTAAAAATGGTATTACCTAACAATTGGGGAACTTATAGCTTTACTGGATTCTGTACAAACTTTGCCCTTGCAATCGATTTAGAATCAGCAATCCAAGCAAATTTAACATTTAAATTAAACTCATTCCCTGTATTGAGCTAATTTTTTAAAATCCTAGCAACGGATTAAACAGAAAGGATAAAAATGTCAGCAAATAAAGCTTTTCCAAGCATTCAAATTGAAATAGGTGGCGAGTCTATAGAACTAGTTTGTAATTACAGAACAATCTTTAATTACGAAAAAATCAAAGGCGAGCCACTTTCTAGTGTTCTTTCAAATCGTGCAAATCTAGGAAGTATAAGCACAATCGCAACCTTTATTTTTTCTTGCATTCAAGGCAAGAAAAAGCATTATTCTCTTGATTGGGTTTTAGAAAATCTCACACCTAACTTGATTCAAAAAATGATGAGAGAGCACTTGCCAGCCTGTATTAACGCAGCCTTTCTTGATGATGAGGAAGTAGAGCAGGAAAAAAAAGACGAAAAAACGGAAAATCCACAAGACAAGAAGTAGAGAGTAATCAAAAAACTAATTGGCTTGAAGTTTATTCACTCGCTATTTACGATTACGGACTCACACAAAATCAATTCCTAGACTTAACACCAGCACAATTATATCATATTGGTAAAAGGTTCGATCTTGATCAGAAACGGCAAGATCAGCGTTTTGGCATAATTGCCAGCTTGCTTTACAACATTAATCGAGGGAAAAACAAGGCTACAACACCAGCTAGCTTTTTCCCAAGCTTAGAAGATGAAAAGCCAGCCGAGCAAGAGGTTATGACAGACGAACAAATCGCTAATTTTTTAAAGTTAATGTTTCCAAAAAAAGAATAAATGGCAAAGAAAGCAGCAGCAGAATTAAACATAGAAATCAATGCCAGATTCGACAAGCTTCAAGGATCACTTGATAAAGCTGCAAACTCAGTTCTTGGACTAGAAAAATCTATTACAGGAAGCTTTGCAAGAATGGGCAAAGTTATGAAAGCTGCCCTAGTGGTAACTGGTGTAGCAGCTTCAGTTCTTTCAGTAAAAAAATTATCCGATGCAATGGGAGAGCTTGCAGAAAAAGGCGAGATTGCAGGCAGTATCGCAGAAGGCTTTGAAAAGCTTGGCGGTTCATCATCTCAAATTGACATAGCTCAAAAATCACTATTAGGAATGGTTGATAAATATGAGTTAATGCGAATTGCTAATCAGGGGCTTGTTAAAGAGATACCAGCTTTTAACGAAAGCTTTTCAAAGATTGCAGAACTTGGCGGACGGCTTGCAAATACTCTTGGCACTGATACAGTTGGAGCAATTGAGCAAGTAACTAAGGCATTAGAATCAGGCAAGACAAAGCAACTTGCATCAGTTGGTATAACTATAAATGCAACAAAAGCGTTTAAAGATTACGCAGATCAGATCAAAGTAAACGCCAGCGAATTAGACGAGTATCAGAAAAAAGAGGCACGTCAATTAGCCTCTATAGCTCAATTAGAAACAGCAATTTCAAAGCTTGCACCTATTACAGATTCACTTGCGAACGCTCAGCAGGCAGTTAGTAGGGCTTGGGAAGAAGGTTCAAAAATAGTAGGTATTGCAATAAACGAAAATGAAGCCTTAATTCAAGTTTATAGAGAGTTTGAACAAGCACTAGATAACGTTGATTGGGCGCAGCTTGGCAAAAACGCAGGGGACTTTTTCGCAACGTTATTGAGTTGGGCAAATGATGTACTACCTAAGATCATTAATTGGGTTAATAGCTTAACACTTGGCTTTGAGCAGATGTTCGGAACTTCAGTTCTTGCAAAAGCAACAACCGTGGCGGATACCATTAGCGAAATAAAAGAAAATATAAAATCAATTGAATCAGCCAGCAAAGGCGATTTAATGGGCATGGGATTAACTGGTTCAGGTAAAGAAGAAAAGTTAAAAGCCTTAAATAATGAACTTGGATTCTATGAAAGAGCACATGCTCGCTTGCAAGAAAAATTAGTAAAGGAAATCAAAGACAGGCGAGGGCTAGATGGCGCAATAGAGAAAAATACTTCATCATTAAAAACTGGAATTACTCATACTGAAAAAAGTTCAAAAGCTATAGATAACGCAGCAAAGGCAGCTAAAAAAGCAGCCGAAGAAATATCTAAGCTTCAAGAAAAGTGGTCTACATTAATGCAATCTAATTCTGAAAACTCTTTAAAATCAGACTTAGATGATGCAATTGAATCGATGAATCATGCAGACTTTCAAGTATTAAAAGAAAATCTTGCAAAAACTGTTTATGATGGTTTTGTTTCAGAGTGGCAGGACGCAATTGACAAAGGGGCAGTTGAATTAAAAGATGTTCAGCGTGAAGCTCAAATACTAGCAAATAAAACAGTTGAAGATGCTAATGACAAGATGAGTCAAGCGATCACAAGTAGCGCTGATCAAATGGCAACAGAATATTCTAATGTGTTCGATACTTGGGGCAGAACACTAAACGGAATTACAGAAAATCTGGGCGTTGATTTAACTAACGTGTTTGCAACTTTAGAAACTCAACTTTCTAAAGAGCAGAAAACTAAAATAATGCAAGGCGTTTTTGGAGAGGGTACAAGCTCGGAAGATGCAAGTGCTTACGCCAGCATTTTTCAAACTAACTTAAATGCTATTATGTCCGCCTCTGATAAGGACAAAGCAACAGGTTCAAACGCTGGGACGGGTGGAGCGATTGGAGCAGCAGGGGGCAGTATTGCAGGTTCTTTTTTTGGGCCTGCAGGCGCAGCAATAGGGGCATCTATAGGACAGACAGCAGGCGAAATCATCGGCGGTTTTATTGGTCGTGGATCGCAAAATCAATCAACAATAGAAAGAAAACAATTCGTTTCATTTATTGAAGATGCATTCAAAAAAATGGGTCAAGTGTCTTTCTATGACTCAGCAGGAAAATTGCAAAATACATCAGGTAAAAATTACGACTTCCTTGATACAGATCCAGCCAGATTTTCTATGCCAGATTGGGGCGCAAGCATGAAAGAATGGCAAGACGGCGCACAAAGCACTTTTATCGGGCTAGGCGAGGCACTAGAAGAAACTTTAGGATTAACCGAAGATGTAGGCAGTCAAATTGGGTTCCTCTTAGGTGAGCAATTAGGCGGTAATATCGACAACGCCAGATTATTAGTTCAGCAACTTGGATTATCATTAGAGGATTTAGAAGGAGCCTTGATCAGCGCAGGGTTAAGCGGTGAAATGTCATGGCATGAGGTCGAAGTATCTTTACAGGGAGTTAATAAAGCCTTTGAGAAAGGCAAAGAAGCAATTGGGGACGTGTCAGGCGCAATGGATGATATTGTGGCCTCAGGCGGTCGGGGAATGGCGGCACTTAAGGGAGTTAGAGATTCTGCAACCGAGGCAATGGAAAAGGGAGCTAATACTATTCAAGAGATGGGTCAACAAATGATTGCAATGGGCACAGATCCTGCATTAGTTGAGGACTATTTACAAGCACTTGAGCAAAGAGGAATCAAAACATTAGACGCATTAGAAAACGCAAGCGACAGGCTAGCAGGTGGTGTAATTGCAGACCTTGCAAGCAATAACGACGAATTGCGTAAACAGTGGGAGCAGATGGGCAGTGACTTAAAACAACTATCTGAACAGATTAAAGAAATACCAACAGAAAAAGACATAGAAATTAATGTAAAAACAAACTTTGATTCAAACACAGAAGATCTTTTTTCTATGCAACTAAATAAACCAAGCGGTTTAGAAGAATCATTGCCAGCAACAGCAGGAGCAAGCCAAACTTCAAACGTAAGAATACAATCTTTAGGATCTGGAACATCTAACAAAAACAATTATTACATAGATGCAAGAGGTGCAGATGCAGGAGTTGAACAAAGATTAAGAAACGCACTGAGAGAAACAGAAGAACGAGCAGTTAGAAGATCTATTAATTCAATTTCAGAAAACAGCAGGCGTGGAGGGCGGTTTTAATGACAATAACGTATCCTTTGCAAATACCTAATATTAAATCTTTCAAATCTGTTAGGCTTTATGCAATTAACGCAATCGGCATTGCAAGAAGTCCTTTCACTTTTGCAACTCAAGTACAAGATTTTAGCGGTCAATCCTGGGGCGCAGATGTAACCTTTCCAGATATGAAACGAGAGGACGCAGAGCTTTTTAATTCTTTTTTACTTTCTTTAATGGGTCAAAAGGGAACATTCTATCTTGGCGATCCACTAGGTAAAAATCCACGAGGGCAAGCATCAGGTTCACCAAAAGTTAATGGAGCAAATCAAACTGGTAATCGAGTAATAACCAACGGCTGGACAAACTCAGTTACAGGCATTTTAGAAGCTGGTGATTATATTCAAATCGGACAAAATCTTTATAAGACTTTAGAAGATGCAGACAGCGACGGAAGCGGAAACGCAACAATTGAAATATTCCCAAGACTAGCAACAAGTCCAGCAGATAATGAATCTATTGTAACACAAAACGCAGTTGGAGTTTTTAGGCTAACAGAAAATATTACACCAATCTTTGATGTAGGAATTGAAAAACTTTATTCAATAGGCTTTTCGTGTGTTGAGGCTAGATAATTATGCCAAGAGATCTAACAGCAGGAATGATAAGCGCAATCACAGCATCAACTTGCAGACCAATTCTATTATTTGAAGGTGAATTTTCAAGCGGTAATATTAATTTTTGGAGCGGTTCAGGCGATCTAACTTGGGATTCAAAAACCTGGCAAGGCAACGGATTAATTCACGGCTTTAAACTTGCACCAGAAACAGGAGACATCGAAGCAACAGGAATTGAAGTTGAGTTATCAGGAGTTAGCCAATCAATGATTCAATTAGTATTAAGTAGCGTAGAACAAGGGCGCACAGGTATAATCTGGCTTGGAATGTTAGATACTAGCGGTGCAGTAATAGCCGATCCATACCCAGTCTTTAATGGACTGTTTGACATGGCAGAAATTTCTGAAGATTCAGAAACTCCACAAGTAACATTGAAATATGAATCAAGGTTAATTGAGTTAGAAAAAACAAAAGATTTTCGGTACACGACAGAAAGCCAAAGATTATTTAATAATACTGATAAAGGCTTTGAGTACGTGGACGGCTTGCAAGATTGGCAGGGCTTTTGGGGTAGAGCTAAAAAGAAACTTAAAAAGAAAAAACGTGAGAAAAAAGGCAAAAAATAAATGGCATTTTTAACACAAGAAGAATTTAAAAAATCATTCGGCGCAAGTCGTGAAGATGTCAAGCAATGGCTTAAAGATAAAAAGCTACCATACACTAGACCTAATCGAGCGTTAGCAAATAGAAGAATCGTAGCTAGTAAAATCAGAAAGACAATTGGAAAGGACGTTGCAAGCTTAGAATCTGCAGGAGCTTGGCAAATTATTTATGGTGAAACTAAGGTCGGCGGTACTATTACTTTTGCACATATTACAAATAACAATAGAGACTTGCACTTAGTTATAACACTTGCAGGACACGAAATCGAAGGAGTTCAAAAGCTTTATTTAGATGATCAAGAAGTAATATTTGGAGCAAGTCCAGATCCTAGGTGGTCAACAAGTATTTACGATCCAAAAACAGGGCAATCACGAACAGCAGATCATAAAGTATTTATGGAAGTTAACGACGGCGCAATCGGGAATCCTGCAATTGCAGATTTAATTAGCACCTGCCCTGATAAATGGACTAGCTTGCATAAGCAGTTTAATAGAGCACACGTTTATTTAATCATTAGATGGGATGCAGTATTATTTCCTGATGCAATTCCAGATATTAGCTTTTTAGTTCGTGGAAAAAAATGTTATAATCCAGTTACAGACTCAACGGCATGGACGCAAAATCCAGTTTTACACGTTCTTGATTATTTAACTAGCTCAGAATATGGACTAGGCGCATTACTCACAGAGTGCGAAATCACAGAAGATAAAGCAGGAAGTTTTTTTAATCATTCAGAAATTTGCGATCAGTCAGTTGCTACAATAACAGGAACAGAAAACAGATTTACAGGTAACGGAGCGTTTGAAATCGGAACACCTTTACAATCAGTAATTGAAGAACTTTGCACATCCTTTGCTGGCAGTATTAGTTTTTCAGGTGGCAAATTCAGAGTTTGGACAGCTTCATACATAGCACCAACAATTTATCTAGATGAAGATGATATACTTTCAGACATTAAAGTTAATACAAGAATTTCAAGACGTGATAACTTTAACGCAGTAAAGGGAACCTACATATCTGCAAATACAAACTATGAAGAAACGGACTTCCCAGCAATAACTAATTCGTATTACGAAAACCAAGACGCAGGGCAAAGAACTTATGTCGATATTCAATTACCGTACACGCAATCATCATCAACAGCACAACGAATTGCCAAAATAGAACTTGAAAGAATTAGACAGCCAATAACAGTTGAATTAACTTGCACAATAAAAGCTTATCAAGTAGAGGCAGGCGAAACACTTTACTTAAGCGTTAGCCGTTTCGGATGGACTAACAAAATATTCTTAGTTGAAGAAATTGAGCCATTATTTGGGCTTAACGGTCAAGAACTTTTATTGGCTTGTAAATTAATCTTAAGAGAAACAGCAAGCGCAGTTTATGATTGGAATAGCGGAGAAGAAACAAGAGTCGATCTAGCGCCAAACACAACCTTGCCCGATGCCTTTACAGTTCAAACACCAGCTAATATTGTATTAGCATCAGGAACAGCGCAGCTATACATTAGAAGCGATGGAACAATATTCAGCCGTTTAAAAGTTAGTTGGGATGCATTAACGGATTTTTTTGTTAGCTCAGGCGGTCAGATTGAAGTTCAATATAAACTAGCTAGCGATAGTTCTTGGAGCATTGGAAGCGTAATACCAGCCGATTTAGATTTTACACATATTCTAGATGTTAAAGATGGTGAATCTTACAATGTTAGAGTCAGAAGCAAGAGCGCATTCGGAGTTTATAGCGAATACTCAGCAACTCAAACACACACAGTTATCGGAAAGACGGAAAAGCCAAGTAATGTTTCTGGATTTGCCTCAAGTATTTCAAACTTTGGAATCTTTTTTACTTGGACTAAAATCACAGACTTAGATCTTTCAGCTTATGAAATTAGATATGGCGATTTAGATGATTCTTGGGAAGATTCAATCGTTATAGACAGAATTAAAAGCAATGGTTTACAAGTCGATTTATTACCAGCAAGTGATTACAAATATCAAATTAAGGCAATTGATACTAGTGGCAATTATTCAGAATTAGCGACATCTATTATTGTTTCAATTGCTAGACCAAGCGCACCAACTTTCACAGGTGTTATAACTGCAACATCTATTCAGTTGAATTGGACTGCTAGCACAGGGCTTTTTGAAATTGCAGAATATGAAATTAGATATGGGAATACATTCTCAAGCGCCACAGTTGAGGCAACCATAAAAGGCACTTCATACGCAAGGCGGATTGACTGGTCAGGAGCTAGGAAATTTTGGGTAGTAGCAAAAGACGTTGCAGGCAATTACGGATATGAGAGCTTTTTTGATTTAGCAATTCAAGAGCCTAGTCAAGTAAATAATTTATCGGTTGATATAATTGATAATAATGTATTTCTTAAATGGCAAGCACCAACAAGCGGAAGTTTGCCAATCGATCATTATAAAGTTTATAAAGGCGCAGTATTTGCCGATGCTGATTTAGTGGGTCAAGTAAACGCTACTTTTTCAGCTCTTTTTGAAATTATATCTGGAACATATACATATTGGGTTAAGCCTTATGATACAGCAGGAAACGCAGGAACAGAAACAGCAGTTATCGCAATTGTTTCAGAGCCTCCCGACTTTGTTATCTTAGATGATCAAATCTTAACACCAAGTTCCGGAACTGGGATTAACATCTTTATTGATGGCGAAGATATTTATTTTGGAGTTTTAGCAACTCAAAGCTGGGAAGGTCATTTTATTGCAAACGGTTGGACTAGCGCACAAGACCAGATTGATGATTTAATGCCCTATTATTTACAGCCTACTTTAGACGTTGCTTACTGGTATAAGGTTATAGATCAGGGCGCAATTATAGAAGCAAGTTTAATCAAAGTTGCCTTTGTTAAAACAGACATTTCAGGAGATCAGGATATTAAAACATTTATCGCATATTCTGATGATGGCGTTACTTGGACTGAAACAGAAGCAAGTCAAGTTTATGCACAAAATTTTCAATATATTAGAGTTAAACTAGCACTTGGCACTTTAACAGGTGAATCAGGCGCATTGATGGGAGTACTTGGAATAACACATCCATAATTTAAGGCAAAAAAGACATGGCGACAGCACTTTCAAAAGTTAGTAATATTAGATTGAAGCTAGATGTTAAAACTATTCGTGATTCTGGGATGGGAGAAATTACCAATGCAGCAACTGGACTAGTTGTAACATTTAACAAAACCTTTGTTGACGTTAAATCAATAACGATTACGCCAGCAAGAAACGATACTGATGCACCAACACAAGCTTATGATTTTACAGACGTACCAAATCCAACAAGTTTTACAGCGTTTTTATACGCTACTAAAGGCGCTAGCGCAGGTAATAAAATTACAGGAAATTTTAGCTGGACAGCAGAAGGAATTTAACTAATGACAGACTTTCAACTAAAACCAGCATTATCAGATTTATACACTACAATCCTAACTACCATTAGAGAGAAAGCAAACGCACTTGCAAAAATGGATTTTACAGGGTTTACGAATATACCAGACGGATCAATTCGATATAATAAATCAACAAACATCTGGGAAGAGCACGATTTAGGTTCAAGTACTTGGGCAGAAACAACACGAAGCGCAACGGTTACAACACACTTAGCTAATACCTCAATTCACGAAGCAAGGCACGTTGGGAGTATTGAATTTATTGCTTATTCAACACCTGATAGCGGTTGGTTGTTGTGCGACGGTTCAGCCGTTAGTAGAACAACTTATGCAACTTTATTTGCAAAAATAGGCGTGGCGTTCGGTTCGGGCGATGGATCAACAACTTTCAATCTCCCAAATTTCACTGGACGGATTCCAATTGGGGTAAATGCTTCAGAGTCGGCAATTAACTCACTTGGTAAAACTACAGGAAGTTTCAATCACACACACACAACACCAAACCACACACACACAATTGCAAGCCATACACACACAATGGGCAATCATACCCATTCAGTTGGCGCACATAGTCATCCATTAAACGATCACTCACACACAGTTGGAGCGCATTATCATTATGCAGTTTTAAACGGTGGAACAATTAACATTACATCATCAGGATCTCACACTCATAACCTTGCAGGTCGTGAAGGTGGAAGCAACGGAAGCGACGGAGATAGACCACAAGGAACATCAAGTTCTACAGGTTCAAACGTAACTTGGAATGACTTAGCCTTAAGCGGAGGATCTCAACACGTTCACGGAGCCGCCTCTTTTGATGGAACAGTCGGGAAACCATCTTCAGGTAACGATGGCGATACAGGATTTTCAACAGGTGGAGCATCAGGAACATTAGCAACAAACAACAGCACATCTTTTAATTCTGGACCACCAAGTAATAATACGACAGATGGAAGCGGAACATTGACAAGCAATGGCGGAGAGGGCGGAGGCACTTCAGGAACTGCCAATCCGCCAGTTTTAGCACTTTATGCGCAGATTAAATTTTAGGAGCTTAGAATATGGCAGATAATATTAGTATCACAGAGGGATCAGGAAAGACCGTAGCTTTTAAAGATTCAAGTTCAGTAATGCACCAGAGGGTTATTGCAGAATCAATGACAGACGCAGGAGCACCACAGGACACAAGCGCAAGTACTCCAATGCCAATTAAAGCAGGACGGGCAGAAGCTTACGAAGATGAAATTGAAATTGCATTCGGATCAATACCATCAAGCTTTACAGATTTATCTTTAAGCAATGTAACAACATCAACAAAGCTTTATATTCATAACGATACAGATAAAGAATTAAATTTTAGATTCGCAGCAAGTGGCAATACTAAATTTTCAGTCATGCCAAAAACCGCAAGGCTAGTACCAGTTTTAGCAGGGGCAGCAGTAGTACATTATAAATACGCCTCAGCACCAACCGAAGGCAGAGTTAAAATTGAGGTAATTAAATAATGTTTAATAATGATACTTGGTTCGATCCCTCATACGTACGTAGCACAGTTAAGCCAATAACAAGCAATGCACTAGACCTTGGTACTAGCTCACTTTTATTTAGAAGTGCATATGTAAATAATATTTACGCTAGTTCATCACTAGTTCTTGGAATAAACACGACTACATGGCTAACATTAAATTCTTCTGGCATCATCACTTTTGCTGCAACAAATTTCAGAATAGCTGCCGACACATCAGACGGATCAGACAATAAAGGCGCATATTATTGCGGTGGCGGATCTAATACCACAACTAGAGGCGGAGTATTATTTTTAGGTGGTAACGAATACTCAGGCGCAAACGGACTTGTTTCATTATCTGCAGGCGATGCTTCATCTGCATATCTAGAATTAAAAGCGCCAGCATCTACTGCACCAACAATTCGGTTTGTATTAACAAGCTCAGAGATTTGGAGGATGTCGGGCAACGAACTGACTGGAATGGTTTCTTCAAATCATCAAATTGCGAGAACTAACGATACTGGATGGATGATTATTTCGGGAGGTTCGGGAGCAGGAGCAGCTGCAACAGGCGCTTATTTAACTTTAAGGGGAGCATCAGCAACAACTCCAGGTGTTGCACTTCTTTGCTCTGGTAGTAACTCAGGAGCTTATGCTCAGTATAACGCCGCTCATGCATCAGGATCTCATCGTTTTTTAATAGCTGATGTCGAACAATGGAGGATGTTAGGAGCTGATTTAATTGGATATGAATCATCAAGCAACTTAAATCAGATTGAAAGAGTAAACAATTTAGGTAGGCTAATTTTATGCGGTGGAACAGATTCTAATACAGCTAACGGATCTAGTATCGCATTATCTGGGGTTACATACGGCGGAACAATCACTCTTAATGCTGGAAACGTTTCAACAGGCAATATTAATTATAATGTGCTTCATGCTTCAGGAAGTCATAGGTTCTCAATTGGAGGAAGTGAGAAAGTAAGGTTTAACTCATCAGGCATTGTGCTATATAACAGCACTGGAATGGGTATCTATAGAGAAAACGATACTGGATACACATTCTTGGCTGGTGGGACAGCGATTGCTGTGGCGAACGGTTCTTATATTTTAGCTTATGGCAATTCTCACGCCTCAAATCCTGGGAGATTATTTTTTTACTCTGGGACTGGCTCAGGCTTAATGGTCTTTGAAATGGGTTTAAGTACAGGCGCTTTTAGGTTTAGAAACGCAAGTGCGGTTAACTTATTAGATATTTCAGATTCTCAGTTCTATTGCAACGTTCCTACAGGTGGCGATTATTCATGGAGGATTAACAATGTTCAATTAATGAGCCTATCAGCAGGTGGTATAACTTTACCAAGCTTAGCCGATGGCGTAGCTACAAACTCAAAGTTTTACTACTCGACTACGCAGAATAAGCCGTGTTATAAGGATTCAGGTGGGACAGTTAATGTCCTATATTAACTAAAAAAGGAAACTATGAAACTAATAAACCTAAAAATCGAAATCGACACAAAAAAACTTGATGATGCAACTAGAAAATTTTTTCAAGAGCATAAATATCAAGGGATTTTCGAGATGTTACTGGTTCAGGGATTAACTAGCTTAAATCCGCAAGGTATGGGGATGAAGGATGGCAGAAGTTTTAACAGAATCCAAAAAGCAATTGATGAATCTGTAAAAGCAAATTCTGAATCTATTAACGTAGAAAATGCAGAGTTTGATCTATTGAAAAAAGTATTCTTAGGCGATGACACAAAATTTCATCCAACAGCCTTTGAAATGGTTTGTCAGTTCGCAGATCAAATTGAATTATCTAAAAAGGAGAAATAATTTATGGTAGAAGAAACAAAGGCACAAAAATTAAGAGTTCCAGGTTTTAATTTCAAAAGTGAAGAAAAACTAGCGGAAGCAATTGAAGCTTTTGAAATAGAGTTCTTAGGGAACACGGATAAACTAGGATTATCAGAGGAAGAAAAAGCTTATTCTGATAAAATTGTTCATCCATGTGCTTTGATCATTGAGGCGCAATGTAGCGCTGTTTTATGGTAAAAGCTTTCTCTTAAAACATCTCTAATCGCTTCCCCGATTTTAGCTG